GTAGCGCCAACGGTAGCCGTAGGCCTTCGCTGCGGGATTTTTGCAGCTTCGGACTAGGCTTGAATGACTTGCTTTAGGGTGGCGCTCACGAAGCCATGTGAGCGCGTGGTTTATCTTCTCAAATCGTTGGCCAGTGTCGGCGCATATGATCGCCGTGCCTTCACTCGCCAGCGCCATTGCTTCGGCGCGGCGGGCCTTGGCAATGGGGTCTGCCCATGCCTTGCTGTTATTCGCGCGATGCTCTGCTGTTTGAGGCTTCCCCAACCTAGCCCGAGACATTGCCCGTCTAGTCTCAGCGGAAAGAGGCCTGCCCTTTAGGCGCAGCGAAATCTTTTCGCGCGCCTTTGGACTGAGTGACCTACCCTTTAGACTTTCAGAAATTGCTTCGCACCACTCAGGCGGGCGTTTCTTGCCTTTGTGCGCGCGCGAAACTGCCAGCCTCTTGCTTTCCGAAACAACATGCCCGGTCGGGCCTTCGCCGCCATCGGAAAGGTTGCAAAGATTATCGCGTCCAAACCGTGCGATCGTTTCGACTTCGCGGGCAAATGCCTCATCTTCCGCCAAGCCGGTGATGGCGATTTCCACCTGCAAGCCGTGCTTGGCGACAATATTCTGCCAATGCGGATTGCGGTTTTGCCGACGCCACGCGCGCCGACCGCTGCCTTTCCCAACATAGAACACTGTTCCGTCGCTCGCGCGGCGGTGCAGATAGACATAGAAAACGGGCTTTGATTTAGATAGGAAGGCGTCAGCCGCCATAACGAAGTTCCAATTCGTTAGGTTGGTAAGGGGCCGCGTAGTGCGCTAACACCGCGCGGCCCCGATACTTAAGCCCAATTCTTGCTCAAAGGCAAGTCGTTGGGATTAGACGCGGACAAAGTCCTCGCCGTCATCCTGCGCAGTAATTTCCAGCGTCAGGGTGCCGTTGGTGATCGTATCGACGCCGCCGACATTGAGCGGGAAGCCCATCACAATGCCCTCAAAGTAGACGATATCGCCGTTCTGCAAGGTCAGCTTAAAGCTGTAGTTTGCGTCGGAGAGCAGGGCCGCTTGCGCAATCACCTGACCAGCGTCATCATTGTCGATAGCAAGCTGAACGGTCATGCTCCCGCTCTGATAGCTCCCCTTTTTCTTAACAGTCGCGCGGGTCGCCAGTGGGTTGTGCGTCACAAGATTGTAAACGCGCCCGATGTCGCCGCTGATGTCGGTGATTTCACCGATGAGGGTGTGCGACACGGCGTTGAAGCCGGTGGCGTCGAAGGTCGCCGGAAGGGTAGCGGAAATGCCGAGGGTCGTCCCGGCAGAGGTAATTGCAGTCATTATTCTGCTCCGTCATTAGAGGATACATTGCCGGGATTTGGCAATTCTGCGGTCGTGGCCTTGGGGGCCAGTTTCACCGACTTCGGCGCAGCGCGGACGAGTCCTACTTTGCTAAGGTCGCTGAATTGGTTCGCGGGCAGGTCGAGTTCGTCCCCCACCGCGTAAAGTTTGCCGCCAAGCCGAAACCGGCGCGCTGCGATGCACTTCATCAAACTGCCTCCGAATAGGTCACGATCACGTCTTGCTCGCCAATGCGGACAGACGTTGCCTCCACGAAGAAATCCGGCCCTTCGCCTTCGGTGTGGAGCGTGACATTGAGAAATCCCGAAACCGCCGGGAACGGATTGCGAAGGCAGGCCGTGCGAATGGCTTCCTTGACCGCCTTGCGGCTAACAGCATCAGCCGCGTGAACTTCGATCTGCACCCGCTTGCGCGTCATGACGTTCGCTCCGAGAGTGAGCGGCTTGCGGTCGGTTCCGCTAATCTGGCGCATCAGGATCGCGGGAAGCCCGGTGCCTTGCTCAAGCACTTCGTCCGCGATGATCCGGCTAGCGGGGACAAGCGAGGTCACGCCGTCATCCGCCACCAAAACCGCGCGAACGATTTCAGGCCCGCTCATTCGGCACCTGTGAAGCGGTCAATACGGCGCGAAAGCCTGCTCAGCGCCGCGCCGCTGGTATAGTCCACGACAAACTCTGTCACCTTGTCGGCAAGCGCTTGGATTGCCTCGTCCGATTTCACGTCCAACGCGGGCCGCATGAATGGCCGAGCGGGGACGCCGGGATGCAGCACCGCGCCACGAACGTGATTGCCGCCAATCACCAGCGAGCCATCCTCGGCCTCGCCTAGCGCCCCGTCACGGCGGGCCTTCTGCGTCAACTTGCGCGGGCTTAGATTTTCCTCGCCCGATGTGATGTAGTGCGGGCGCACCCCGTATTCGTGGAAGATCCCGAGATACGAATGCTCGCCATCGAGCCGAACGCGAACCGAGAAAGTCCCGCTGTCAATCTTGCGCGGCGAGCCGGTCTTGATCGCCTTCGCCAACTTGCCCGAGTCCTTGGGGGCGCGGAGACGAGCCTCGTCACGAACCACGTTCCCCGCCGCCCTCATGCCTTGCGTCAATGCATTGCGCTGAAGGTTGGCGGGGAACGCGGAAAGCACGGCAAGCACGCTATCCAGGCCCTTGACGGACGTGTCGGCCATTAGGCGAGCGCCACACCACTTTCGTGGATAAGCACGTCAAGCACGCTGGTGGAGCGGGCAATGCCGATGATGGTAGGGTAATCGCCGGTCGAGAGGTCAGCCACGGGGCAAATGCCGCCAGCGGTGGGCGAAAGGTAGTAGGCCACGCCAGCGGTCAGGGTCGCACCGATGGTGACAGCGCCCTTGGTCAGCACTTCAACGGGCTGGCCAGACGCAGCGCCGTTCAGCGCAATGCCAACGGGCGAACGAACCGCAGCGGTGCCGCTATCGCAGTCGGCAAGCAGGTAGCGTCCGGTCGCGGCATCGCGATAGACAACCTGCCCCGCAGTGATTGCAGCGCCAGCGGTGCCGTCAACAGTCACAGAGCTTCCGCCCGCCACGACATTCGCGGCGGTGATAGTGAGATCAGCCATTTCGATTACTCCAAGAATTAGGGCGCAACGCCCTCAGTGGTCAGGACTTCACAAACCATTTCCAAGCGGTCGCGCCTGCCCAATTCAGCAGTCCCGCCGACAATCCGATAAGTATCGGAACCGATGATCACGCGCATGTCGCTAGTAATGTCGGTGCGGTAACGGATGCGAACCCGCGTAGGGCGCATCTGAATAGCAATGCCGTCTGCAATCCGTTCAGCGCGGCTAGGCACCATGTCTTGCACATCAGCCCAAACGGTCGCGACTTCTGCCCAAGTGTAGATGTAAGTTCCAAGGCGCGGGTCTTGCGTCTTTGTGCGCTGCTCAAAGCGGATGCGCGTGTCCAAGGCTCCGGCACCCATTAGACGCGCCGCCTGCGATAGGGCGAAAGCAAGGCGTCCACGGCAAGCGGGACTTCCTGCATCGCAGCGCCAACCGCCTCGCGGTTTTCATACCAGTGGCAAATCAGCAAAAGCATTGCGTGCTTGATCGGCGCGGGCGCTTCCTCATAGCCCGCGACATAGGTGATCCGCACCGCATCAAAGCGCGTCTGCGTCTGGGGCCAAGTAGCTCCCGCGTTCTTCACGATCCGAGCTGGTTCAACCGTGTTATCAAGCGCCCAGCCCGTCGCCAGCGTTTGACTGCCACCGGCTTCATCATAATATGCAAGGGTCGTGACCGACTGAACAGGGCCGTGCGGAAGGGCTATTTCATCGGCAAAGCCGCCAACGGACAGCAGCCAAGTCTGCTCACCAATTGAGCGGCAAGTGTGGTTTTCGACATGGGCATTGGCTGCGGCGATCAGCCCGTCCAAATAGGTGTCATCGTCCGTGCCATCCACGCGGCAATGCGCTTTCGCTTCCGCAAGCGTTACCGCAAACGAAGCTGCCGGATCGACGAGAACCGCGCCCATCGCCTTAGTAGAGGCTTACGATGCTAGTGGCGGTTGTGCCGGTCGAACGCACCCGCTTGGCGCGGATCGGCAGGATGGTGCCAGCGGCAACGCCCGTAATGGTCACGGGATCGCTATCATCAGCGGCGATGATCGAAACATTGCCCGCACCGCCAACCCAAAGGGCCTTGGACACGTTCGCTAGGTCAGCGTCGTTGTTGGGCGTCACCGCCGCGAGGTTACGGGCCGACTGCATGGGGCTGTCAGCCACGTTGGAAAATTCATTGCTCATGGCCGTTAGCCTTTCTTGCGTGAGCGGCTGCGAGTTGCATTTTCACCCGCAGGCGAACCGCCCTTAATGCCGTCGCCATCGTGATCGAGTGGGTGGCGCGGGGTGGCAACAGCCACCGCCGCGCCCATAGCGATAAGGCGTTCCGCCTCATCGCTATCCACAGTCACAACTTGACCCGGCCCCCACGATTGCCCGTCACCGGACAATATCGCCAAGAGCCGAACAGATACGCCAGACATTAGGCCGGGTTCACACGGTCAAGACCGCCGCGCAGCACAGTGACCGCCATCGGCGTTGCGGTGCCGTGCGTGCCGCTGAAATCAGCAAGCAGACGCAGGTAGCGCTTGCGGCCCTTGTAGCCAGCCAGCACGACCGAAGGCGAAGCGTGGGCCGCGATCAGTTCGCGGATGATGCCGCCACTTCCGACCGTAACGCCGACCATATCGGCCTGCGTCACAGCCGCAAAGGTGGAATCATCATCGCTGTGGGTCAGCTTGAACTCGACCTTGTTGGTGCCACTGAAAGTGATGCCGCCGACGCCGACCTGAACCAAAATGGTTGCGGACTGAGCAGTGCCATTGTCGAAAGTGGCCGGAGTGTTGTCCGCATTGTATGCGGCGGGGGGCAGGAGAAAACCCGCCGTGAAAGACTGAGATTGATCAAAGCGCATGGCTCTATCCTTTCAAAAAGGGCGGAGCCGAAGCCCCGCCCCCAATTGCTTACGAAGCCGCGTTAACGAAAACGCGCACCTTGTTCGCGTCGATCAGGTTGCCGCCAGTGCGCATCCACGCAAGGAAGCCGACCTGACCGTTGCGGGTGAACGCGCTGTCAGTGAAGCGGAACATTTCGAGCGCCATCACGTCGCGGATGTAGTAGCCCGAATAGTCACCATACAGGATCGAGCGCGCCGACGCGGCCATGTCGGCCACGTCCTGGTTGATCGTGATCGGTGCGCCGAGCAGACGATCCGGCGAACCACCGGGCGTGCCAGTTTCGTAACCCGGCACAAAGATCGGGCGGCTTTCACCGTCCTTGATCTTGCGCAGTTCACGCAGGGTCGTGTCATTGAACATCCAACCGGCCGAACCGCGATATTCGGGGTCGATCGAGTGCTGCATATTGACAAGGCTGTCATAGGTGACGGCAGTCACCTGCGACGTGCTGTTGGCGGCAGTCACGCCGATGGTTGCCGCCGCAGCAATGCCGTTGGGCTGCGCCGAGCCGGTGCCGACAGTGAAGTGACGATTGGTGATCCGGCCAAGGCGAGTCACAAGGCGCGACTGCACGAACGCTTCGATGTCAACGCCGCTGTCCTGAAGCAATTCGATGGGGATCGAAACCACCTTCGAAGAATACTTGTAGGCGGGGAGCGAGACGGTGCCGAAGGTCACGTCAAGGTCGCTAGCGGCGCCGTTTTCAGCGACGATTTCACCAACCTCAGACGTGCCGTTCGAAGTCGGGAACGAAAGCCCGCCGACGCCCGATGTGGCGATGACGGTCGAAACCGCGCGCATCCCACCGAATGCCTTCAGCGCGTCAATGACGCTGGTGGCAACCTGACTGTCAACGGTGAAGCCGCCTTCGGAGCCAGTCGTGGTGGACATGGTGTTGCGGATTGCGGCCATGTCTTCAGCGTTCAGCGCAGCGTCACCGCCACGCAGCCACTTGGCATAGACCGAAAGGCCCTTGTCGCCCTTGTCGCGGGCAAGCTGGTCAGCGCGATCAGCCACGCCTTCGGTGCGGGTCTGTTCAGCCAACTTCTCATTTGCATCCTGGATGCGCTTGATACTGGCGTCGATGCGGTCGATTTCCGCCATCGCGTTGTCATAGGTGGCCTGATCGGTCGCAGCGTCCCATTCGGGCTTGTTGACCAACTCATTCAGCGCATTGGCGATTTTGCCGCGCTGTTCACGCAAGTTCTGAATGCTCATTGCATTCTCCTATACTAGGGGTTTCCGCACAATGCGGCAGTGATCTAGCGCGGCTGCGCTTAGATGCGGTTGGCGTTGACCTTGGCGGCGGCTCGGCGCTGCATGGCTTCACGCAATTCGGCTTGCAGAGACGGGGCTTCCGGCTCGGCTTCGGGTTCGGACAATTCAGGGGCAGCGGCATAAGCCGACAAATCCCACTTCGCGGACGGGCGCTGCGTGTTGTCTTCGATCATGCGATCAGCAAGACCCGCTTCCACGGCTTCCTCGGCAGAGAACCAAGTCTCAGCCGCCATCAGTTCCATGTATTTTTCCTTGTCGCCGCCAGCGCGCCGCGCATAGGTCGCGGCAATCTGACCGTCGATTTTCTCCAGCAGTGAAGCCGCCGCAAGGTGGTCGTCACCATTGCCAATCGTCATGCCCCAAGCCTTATGGATCATCAGCATGGAACCCGGCGACATGACACATTCGGCAGCTTCCGCCGCGATCACAGACGCCGCCGACGCTGCGAGGCTGTCAATCTGCGCCGTGATGGGCTGGCCGTGCGCACGCATAGCCGCAACCATTGCCTGCGCGCCGAACACCGAGCCGCCGGGGCTGTTGATGCGAAGCGTCACCGGGCCGCTAGTCTGCGCAAGGGCTTCAATGAACTGGCGCGGGCTAATGCCACCCCACCAGTAAGCCTCTTCGTCATCGCTCGCGATCACGTCATACAGCCAGAGCGAATTGCCCTCGGCGCGGAACTCGCCCTTGCCCTTGTTGGCGAGGCGCATCTTAATCGTCTGGTGCATCGGTCGTTTCCGTCTGTTCAGGTTCAGGCGCAGCGGTGGGGGCCGGTTGCTCCGGCACAGTGTCACCCGCTGGCATTTCGCGGGGCAGGCGAAGCGTTTGGCGCGCTTCTTGAATAGTCAGGATCGGGGCTTCACCCGCGCGGCCAAGGCCAACACGCATGGCTTCAAACATTGCCTTGGTGTCGCCACGCTCAAGTTCGGTCGTGTCGAACTCAGCCACGCGCGCCGCGGTGCGGAAGAACTTGCGGTTAATCTCATTCTGAAAGGCGTTCAGGTGGTCGCGCAGCGTGTAGCGGACAAAGCCCGCGCCCATCGCTTCAACACCCGTTCCCCACGAACTGCTTTTTTCGGTGTGGCCAATCATGAAGGGTTGCACGCCGAACGCCCGCGCGATTTCTTCCACCTGAAACTTGCGGGTTTCGAGTAGCTGCATT